GGCTTCCGTGTTGTTTTCTAAAAAAAATTCCTTATGGGGTAAGGGTTTGCGGGCGTTCGGTGCCGGCGTTATGGTTTGGCCGTTCTTTGTGTTGGCGCGTCGTTGGTTGCCTAGTTTGGCACCGCGTGACGCGTTACATGGCTTACAACTTGGCACAAGATTATCTAGGTCGTCGCTTCCACCTGCTACGTGTGGTACTAAGTGATCGGCTTCGGTTGCGGCGTTTGTTTGGCACCAATGGCACGTGGGGTTATCGGCTAGTAGTTGTTTGCGGTTGCGTTTGTATGTCGGGTCGTTTGTCGTGTGTTCTCTTGGCATTTGACTAGCGCCCCTCACTTCGTATCGGGTTGCTCTCGACGTGGTGCGGGGCCGTTGTTGTGTTGTTTCGGGTTTGTCGGGTTTGTTTCATTTAGTTACCTTGTGTTGTGTAGTTAAACCTAGTACGGGTATACCTTCCCATGTGGTTGCCACCTAGCCACATTCCCGACCGTTCTTTATTGTCGCGGTTCACGACGCCTCAAATGTCATAGCCAAACGTCTTACCTCTACGCCATTCGTTCGTTTTGTTAAGCATGAAATAGGGCGCGTTTGTCTACCCACGCTTTCCGTGTGTTTCCCGTTCACCTTGCTAAGAGTGTGGGCCGTGGTCGTATTTAGTTAGTCGCGAAAGTAGTGCGAGAGTATGGCAAGGGTGATACACGTAACGCCTATGTAGTAGCCGACAAGTATAAGCGCGTTCATTCGGCCCCCTTGGGGTATGGCAATACGGGGTATCGAAGCGCGTTAACCATTTTCTTTCGTTCGGTTTTAGAACCTAGAAATATTACGTATCGGTGTTTTCTGGATCGTTCCTCAAAGTAGACATTTTCCGCGCCGTATTTTTCTATTACTTGTGCGTTAGTTAGGCCCTTGGCGTAAGTGGCGTGGTGTTGGTGTTCTAAACCTTTTACCTTGGGGTCTAAGAAACGGCTAGATAGCCCCGTATAGATAAAGTTTGTCGCTTGGTACACGTAACCCGTGTGGGCTTGGGCGTTGTCTGCGAAAGATACAACTATGCGCGGCGTCGGTAGTAGTCGTAGTGAACCCCCAACTAAACGGCTTGCTTCGTTCGGTAAGTTGTCTCGAAGTATTAGGCGGTTTAGTTCTACTACTTGTTTTTGGTACTGGTCGCCACATAAGCCACGGCATAACGTTGCGGACGGTGGCGTACCGTAGGTCACAACGCCTACTAGTTCGCCGTCACGGATTAGGCCGTAAGCGTAACTAATTGACGGTATGCGTTTTGCGTAGTGAATGTTTAGGCACCACCAATGAACTTCGCGCGGTTCTATTTGCCTTATTTCGTAGCCCGTTACTTGTTCTTGGAATAGCGACGGTTGCCACGTTCTTTCGTCCGTCATTGTCACGATCGTTTAATACCTTTTAGGTGCGTTATGTATTCCGTAGCGGCCGCATAAGTCATGCCGTTGGTTTCGGGCGGGTCTATGTTGCGTTCGCTAGACATGGTTTCGATTAGTTTTATTTGTGCCGGCGTCGCTAGGCCCCGTGGTTGGGCGTGTTCGGGTTTGCGGTCCATTTGTATTTGGGCGTAGGTGCTGTAACGGCGGGGTTCGGTTGGTTTGTTTTCGGCGGGTTCTTGGGTGCTTGGGTGTTGGTTGCCTTGGGCGGTGCGTACTTCGTCGGCGCTTGCTAGGCCAGTAGTGATACCGAAGCCCATATAGCCCAAAGCGCGGCCTAGGGCCGACGTAGCCCCGTTGGGCTGTTCGCTGTCCTTCGTAAACGGGGTACGCCCCGGCCATACTTCCCAACAATAAGCCCGCATAGGTAGCGGGTCTAGTTCGTCTCGAAACACGGTTACGGCGCATTGAATGTAGATCCGTTCGCCTAGGTGGATTAGTTCGGGGGCGTCCTCAACTATGCGTAGCGTCGGGTATTTCATTAGGGCCAGTTGTAGGCGGTGCTTTACGTCTACATAGTCGGTCATGTCAAATGCCATTGTTTAACGCTCTCAATTTGTCTAGTTCTCTTTCCATTTGTCGCGTTTCGGCTTCGTATACGTTTATTTGGTTTTTGCGTATATAGATCGCTAGCGACAGGTCCTCTATTTTTAGGATTAGTTCACATTCGCGACAGTCTTTTTTAGGGAATGTTGTAATAGGTCCGAACGTACATTCGGTTTCGTGGTCGTTCATTTTTTTAGTCCTTGGTGGCGTCGTACTTCGTCTATTGCTTTTCGTAGGCGGTTATATGCCGCGCCGTCACTTTGACGGTATGCCACGTCGTAGGCGGCTTCGGCTAGTTCCTCTAATAATTCTATGTACCGTGTGTTTTTGCTTTTGCGGGGTTCTAGTTGTACTTCGTGGGGTTCGTATAGTTCGATATGTTTTGCGTCTATGTACGGGTGGCAGTTGTTACGGATCTCGGTTAGTTGGGCCACTAGTCCTAATTCGTGTAGTGCGTTTAGTGCCCCGCTTGCTTGGCCGTGGTGTAATCCTGTAATGCGTTCTACTTCGGGGCAGATAATCCCCATAGCGCCCGCTTCGGTGACTTGTTCCAATATTTCGCGGCGGCGTTTAGTGGTTATGCCTTCGGCGTCCTCGCGTTGTGCGCGGGCTTTTGACGTGTCGCTAGTGGCTATATAGGCGCTTGGCATTGTGTTTAGCGTGTTCATTGTGCCATTGCCTTAGTCGTTAGTACTTCTACTTTTTCGTTACCAGTTAGTTGCGTATTGGTCATGGTTACGCCGCCTTCGTATCTTTCAACTACAAGGCCGTAAAACATTTCGCCCGCTTCTTTGTTTGGTTTTGTTAATGAAGTAACCACCCAAAAACCAGTAGATAGCCATTGTCCGCGTACGGGCATAAACCTGATAATCATGCCGGGTTCAACGTGGCGTAATTTTCCTTCAACGGTTTTATAGTTCGTGTTCATTGTGCCATTGCCTCTAAGTAGTTGGCGGCCGCTTTTAGATCGGCGCATAGTTGCCCGTCGTTAAAAGCGTGTTTGGTGGCGTGGTCGCGTAAGTCTTGCGCTAAATGTTGTAGCGATTTGAAATAGTGGATAACTTCGGGCGTCTGATCCTGAACCTTGGGGTTCGGTCGCCGTGTTACTTCGTTTATTACTTCGGCCCATATTTTTAGCATGGGGTCTAGTGGTTCGGTCATGGTCGGGTTACCTTTCGTCGGGAATGGTGGGGTTACTATAACGCATTGTTTCGCGTTGGTGTGTCAATTAGCACCGGTGGCGAAATTTGCGGACTAGCGGGTGCTTTGAATTACAAACCGAAGTTTTAAGGCCCATACAATTATTGCGTATCGTGCCCCAACCGAACGGACCTACCGGCCATTTCTTAACGCCTGTCTTAGGGTTTACCCAACCCGTGAACGCGACACGTTCGGCTATTTTGACTTGTTTAGCGGGCGACAGTTTGCCTATGTCTCGCCGCCCTGACCAATTAAAAGCCGTTTGGCGGTATAGCCCTAGGCCCCCCGTATATGAACGGGTTGAGTGTTGCCAGTTGGAAGCCGTCTCGCATTGGGCGACACGATCCCAAAAATAATCGGGCATTAACGCGTTGTACTTTTTATGGGTATGCGGGTTCGGTTCTTTGGCTAACGCCACGCTTGGCCATAACACCACTAGAACGGCCGTAAAGGCCACTAGACGCCTCACATAGCCTTCAATATTGTAGGAACGCCCCAAGTATCCCAAGTATCCTCACGGGTCGCCATATGGGCGCTAATCACTTGGTTAGTTTTGGGGTCTATAAATACTTGTATAAGTACGTTCGTCCCCGCTTTTAGATCTTGTGGCACATGGCCAACTAGGGGTAGGTATACAAAAGTTTCGGGCATGGTTTCGCCTTTCGTCGGGTCCTAAAACCCTAGCGAACCTATAAGCCCGTGTGGGGGTAATCCGTTTTAAGCCTTGGGGGGCTTGGGAAGTGACCGCCACGCCGCTTCGAACTTGTCAGGGTCGGACGCCATTTCGGGGTTTATTTCTATGTGTAGCCAGTTGGGCGAGCCGGGGCGGGAACCTGCGTTATCGGTAGCCGTAAATACCTTTACGCCTTTTTTGCCTTCGGATCTTGAACAGCGCCACCCGGCGCCCCACGTACCGAAGTTGTACCAATGAATTTCCACTAGGCCAAGTATTTTTGAGTGTTCGCCTAGTTCGCTTGACCCTAGAAACCAGTCCCACATTTCGCGGGCTTGGGCTTCGTCTTTGTATTGAATGTCTGCGGCCGCTCCTGTCGCGTGTACGGATAATTGCGGGGGGTTTGCGTTGTTTCTCATGTTTCGTACAACATAGGTTCCTAGGCATTTCGTGTGCCAACGTCGAGAACATAGGTCTACTAGGCGACGGATACCGGGGGTTTCTTTACCTGCGTTGTAAGAAGGGTAGTACGGGTATTTTCTCACGGTGTCGGCGGGGTTTTGGGTGGTTGTTTTCCGCTAATTCCGTTACCGGCTAATACGCCCAAGAGGCCCCCGGTAAGTGTGGCGAGCATTGGCGATAACACGGCCCACGCGCTTTTATCGTTTTCGGATACTTCCATAGGTTGCGTAATAAATAAAAGTCCGAACAAGAGAGAGCAGATAGACAACACAAACGCAATGGTTAAACCCATGGCTACGGTCATTACTATGCGGGCTTTTATTTCCTCATTAGTTAGACGTTCTCTACGCACAACGGCCGCCCCCTATTTGTGTTTGTGTTCCGACGGTTTCGGGTGCTTTGTTTTTTATGCGTTCACAGTTTACGCGTGTGCGTTCTAGGCAACCCGTAAGCGTGACGGCGATAAGGCTAACTAGGACTAGGCGTTTCATCGTCGTTAACCGTGTCGTATTCTGCGTAATAAGCCAATTCATCGGCCGTAGCCGGGCGTTCGTAATGTTCGCCTGTTTCATTGTCGTACACCTCTACGGTGTACTTAGGCAATGCGGTAGCCATAAATTTGAACCTTTCCCGTGAGATTTGTTGCGCCGCCATTATCGAAACGAATACCGCGCATGACGGTTGTACCTGTGGTCATTGAATAACTAGCACCGCCAAAATAGGCCGCGCCTGACGCAATGCCCGAATATTGACCAGTTGTATTTGTTACTAAGGCTACGTTTGGGTTATAGATTTCTACGGCACCCGCAATTCTCGCTGTTGTGCTGTTCGGAATGTATCCAAGAAATACCGCCGTTGTGCCGTTCAAAACGCCACCAAAAGCGGTAACGCCAGTAGTGAAGTCTTGACCGTATGCCGATGAATAATAGCCGGCGGTGACTGTTGTTCCGCCGCTATCTATGTATTGAAAATACAAACCGTTTGTATTAGATAACGCCGACAACGAAAACACAACGCGGTAATGACTATACGTACTTGTAAAAACGTTGTCGCAAACTAACGCCCTAGACGTACCCGAAGCCGTAAATTCGCCTACGTACGTCATGCCTGAGTTCGCTAAATAAGTATTGGTGTCGGCCGCCGTAAGCACCGAACCGCTAGTAAAAGTTTTTATAGCCATTTGTTTTTATCCTAATCCATTTGGGAATATTGTTGGTTTCATTGCTACGGGTAACCAAGACGGTTCGTATCTAAAATACCGAAAGCGGCGCTATCTAGCGTGAATGGTGTACCAAGAGACGGGCTAAGGGTTAAAGACATATTGGCGTATTCTGCGTAGTAATTAACGTTTAGCCCGCAAACCGTAGCGTTTACGGTAGTCCCGCGAAACTTGACAATTACGCCTGTGCCAATAGGGCAATTAGCAAGTTTGCCTAGTTCGCCTATGTTGTCTTGAATAGCGGTACTAACGCCAATGGTAAACGGCGTCGGCGTAGTCGAACTATTAACCGTTAAAACATAATCGCCTAGTTGTTGGGCTTGTGTCGTTGTAGCGGCCAACGTGGAATAACTGAACCCCACAAACGGGGCGCTACCTGTGGTTCTTTCTTGGTCGGCCAATGATGAAGTAACTATGACTTGTCTAAAAGCCGTTTGGATAGACGAAGCATATTGAATAAGGCCGTATTTGTAGATACTTGCCCCCGTAGAACCGTCATCTACAAAACTAAGCGTTACGCCAGTTTGTCCCGTTGGGTAAAAATAAACGCCGGCAAATACGTTGCTTATAAACCCGTTTGACTTAAACACTCGGTTTAGATCTAGGTCGTCCATGGAATATTGAACCGTATTAAGCGTGTCGTTAATAGTGTCTAACCATGGCGCTAAACCGGGCATAATGACATTCTGATTAATGGGTACAGGCAACGCCGCGCCGCCATAAACGTAACCAATGTTTGCGGGTGTAATTGCGTAAACGTTTGCTACGGCCATGGAACCCGTCATAAATGAATAGGTGGCGTCTACCGTTGAACCAAAACCCGACGATCCATAACCCGAACCAAGAACGCCAGTACCGCCCGTAACCGTGATAGTTACACGATCGCCCGGTGCGAACCCTGTACCCGCGTTATATGGAATGTCGTAAGTTCGTTCTATATCGGTAATTTGACCAACAAAATAGGCAGACGAACTACCGCTATTAGTGTCTCGAATGTCTATGAATTGCCCAATAGTTATAGCGGCGGGGTACGTGCTTTGGGGTATTAGTTCTATGGAACATTTGGTAACGGGGGTCGGGTCCTGAAACCGCGACTTTCCACGGTTAATTGAAACACTTTGTACGCCGTCTAACTTTGTGTAGGTGCCGTTAAAAACTGAAGCGTAATAAACGTTAGGCGGTGCGTACGGCATGGCTACGCCACTCGGATAGGAATAGAGCCGTTTTGTTGTTGGTAGCGCCGTAGGGCGTTTACTACGCTTTGTGGGTCGCCACCGTTCACATGTATGGTGACGTTGGTAGTTCCCATAGCGCCTAAACGGTCGAGCGGTATTACCGCTTCGGGTCCGCGTTCACCTATCAGGGCCAATGTGGCTTTATTGACTATGCCACCCGCCGCCATGGCGGGAACGGTATCTAGGCGCGACTTGTCGGCCCCTGACGGTCCTCTACCTTCGGCACCGATAACGGGACCAAAAGAAACCTTAGAAAGAGAAACAATGTCTTTACCGGGCTTGACTAAGTTAATGCCACGAATGACAACGTTAATAGCGGTAATCCATGCGTTCACCATGAACTCGAAATAGGACGCTATGCCGTTTACGACGTTGCGTACGACGTTTCTAAACCCTTCAAACTTGTTATAGGCCACCACTACGCCCGCAACCAGTAGGGCAATTCCTGCGGCAATAGCGCTAAATGGGTTTAGGGCCATAGCAATATTTACGGCCGTAATTGCTAACGCTACGCCACCGATAGCGCCCGCAATAGCGACGAACGCGCCGGGGTTATCTTGTGCCCACGCCCCGAACTTTTGAAGGATAGGTAACGCCGCTTCAATAACGGGAAGTAAAGCGGTGCCTATGCTTTCTTTTGTTTCGGCCATGGCAATGCCTAAACGTTTGAATTGTCCCGCCGTCGTGTTAGCGGCCGTTGTGGCAGATCCCGCAAACGTGGTGCTTAGTTTTGCCATTACTTCATCGAGAGACGCGCCACCCTTGACCATTTCGCGTACGGCAGGGTCTAACTTGCCTAACGCGGTTAGGTTGCCACCGTAAGCCTTTTCTAATGCCTTAGTGACAGTTTCAAGTGGTACGCCCTTAGCGGCCGATATGTCCATGGCAAGCCCTGCGGCCTTTTGGGCTTTTTCAACGGATCCCGTAGCACGAGCCAAACCTGCTAACGCGGGGCGTAGTTCGTCGTCTGTAAAACCTAATAATTGGCCTTGTTTAGTTATCCAAGTTTCGGTAGCGGCTACGGCTTTATCTGTTGCCCCTGTTGAAGTTTTTAGGGTTCTTGCTAGTTCGGCCTGACTAGCGGCATCTTCCATAGCGGCTTTAGTAGCGTCGCCTAACGCAATGGCTAAACCACCAATAGCGGCGGCGGCGGGAACGGCCGCCTTCTTTACGGCGTAAGCACTTTTAGCGCCGACGCCTTCAAGTT